CCTTCTGCTCGGTTGTTTGCTTGTTCGGTTCTCCAGATTTCCACGCGGGCCTGTGCCCCGATCAAATCCCAGCGGAGTTTCTCCTCAATCTCGACGGCCTCACGCAAGCCCAACAGCAATTGCAAATACTCTGGGTCGCTGTATGCCTCGCGCTCTTGCGCATTCACTGCGGTCTCAAGACTTCGCTTCATGAGAATGGCCTTGAGGGACTTGCGATATTCCTCGAGGTACACGCGCTCCGCCTTGGCCTTTGCAAACTTCTTCGAGTTCGTGATGATGTAGTCAACCGCCTTGTGAGGGTCACGATTGTCAGAGGTCATAGAACCTCCGCTTCTCGCGCTGACGACGAACGACCAACACAACAAAAATTGCGACGCACACCCAGAACATCAAACCGGACAGCGCCATGAATGTCCAGAAAAAATTACCAAACGAATCAAACATTGCCTTCTCCTTTTTTTACATTTGACCAATTGAACTGCGTGGACATCATCTCGTCGAAATCGAAGTGCTTACCGAAGCACCCACGGAACGATGTCTCTTCCTCATCAAAGCCCCACACCTTGTTGTCGTAGATGTACACGGCCGCAGGCATTGATGTCAGCCCATTGATGAAGTCCAACCCCTTCAGCGTCGCACGCCAGATGCCTGAGCGGTTTGACTTTGAATCGACCAGCCCCCAATGCTCCAGCAAGTTATATGTCTTGCTTTTGAGCATCCAGCGTGGCCCCTTGTTCTGCACGTCAACCCAGCCATCCTCGTCACCGCTGATGGCAATCCATCGCAGGCACAACGCAAGGTGCTGGCTCAACTTTGTTTTGTAGACCTTGCCCCACTTGCCACAGCAAGGGCAGTACGCGCCATCGCCCTCGATGGACTTGTTCCAGTTGTTGCGCATCTTTGCGAGGAAGTGACCCTCGCCTTCAAACATATCAAACTGCTCTGTCATTTTTAATCCTTCGCTGTAGTGTGTTGATGAATGAATCAGCCGCCATCTTTTTCATGACGTGATCGTTTCGTTGTTTGTATCGCTTTGCGGAGTCAATCATTTCGCAACGCTCCCACTGGATCGCCGCTTCCCAAATCTTGATGCCGACGTCGTTGATGCCGTGCTGGCCGAACATGAACTCAAAGGCTTCTTTACTCGTCACGCTCTTGCTCCTCTTGCTCCATGTTGTCGGCCATGCGCCATGCATCTGACGCGATGTCGGCGAAGTCGCCTTCGTAGTCCCTGCGGGTGAGCAATGCCATCATGGCGAGGCCAGCCCAAACTTGTTTCATGCTTGGCTCACTCATCTTTTTTCTCCGGTGGGAAGAGTACATCGCCTGCGGCCTTGGGGAACTTCGCGCCCCACGCAACGATCTGCAACACGTCCATCTTTTCCATGAACCCATCAACCGCGCTGATGCGGTAGATGATGCCCTCGTGTTCGTCGTTCATCTTGACGATGCCGACGCTACCTTTGGATGTGGTGAACCACGTCCAGTCAATCACCTCGTTCATACTTCGCTCACTTTCACTTTTAACATTCCACCGACGGTGTCGGCCCAATAGATGCGCAGGTCAACGATGTTGCTGTCGTCTTCCCACACGCCTGCATGAGTGCATCCATCAAGGACTGCCTTCAACAGGTTGTCCAAATCGCGGCGGCGGTTGTCTGGCCGGAACGCCTCGATCTCAACTCTCATCTTTCCGGCGTAGTGCTTTGCACCCCGCTGGATCAGCACTTGGTCGGCCACAGCCTTGCGGTATGACCTACCCTCTGCACTGATGATCATGCGCCCCTGAAACGTGCGCCAGTACCGATTGACGCTCGGGGGCCATGGCAGTGTGATCTCAAGCATCCGCAATCACCTGCGGCGCTTTTGCGCTCATGCGCGTGAAGATCGCCTCAGCAATCGGCGACTTGAAGTTGGTCACGTCTACGCCAGCAATGCGTGCATCGTTCAACTGCATGAAGTGGGCAATCTTTGCGCACTCCTCTCGCTCGATGGCGATGGCCTGCTTGGTGGACTCAATGGCGACGGCCATGATCTCCGCCTTCGCTTCTGTCAACGCAGTGTTGAACTCATCCTGCGTGAACAGTGCGCGGCCCTGCTCAAAAATATTCGTTTCAAACTTTTTCATTTCCATTCTCCTTCGTTACCTCGATTGCCTTTGATCCATTGATCTCTAACATCTTTTTCAAGATTCGATTCGGGGTGAAGTTCGTTCCACCCCTTCTTCCAGCGCCCAGTGTGGTCACTGTAGCCACGGAGCCAACGGTATGCACCATCGCGATCTTTAATGCGCATCTTGATGACCTCCCGAACGAGACAACGGTACATATGCTCACGGTCTCTGGCTCTTGCAATTTCTTTTTCCTCGGCATTCAAAATGATCCTCCGCCGTCAAATGCCATCGCCACTGCGCCGGGTTGCTCGGTGAACTGCTGGCTGTCTTTGTCAAACCAAAGCGAGAACCAATCCTCCGCTTCGCCATTTCGTTGCTTCTCACACATGAGCATGGCGTCCGACACCTTGTCGTCAGCAAAGCCCTTTTTCTGCTTGTCGTGTTCTTTCTTTTTGTTGCGCCACATGAGCAACACGTTGTCCACTTGGTCAGCAATCGCGCCTGTGCCCTTGATGTCGTTTTTGTTCGGTTGCATCTCTTCGTTTTGCAACTTGCGAATGTGGTGGATCAGGTGGATGTGGATGTTGTGGTCACGCGCCAGCGCAGTCAGTTCGTCCACGAACATCTTCTGCGCGTTGTAGTCATCCTCTCCGGCCACGCACTTCATGAGCGAGTCGATGAAGACATGAGTCACGCCCAACTCCATCGCGCTGTAGCGGCACATCGCAATGACCTGCTGTGATGTCACAGTGCCCTGCTGGTCATACAGCCACAGGCGGTTGCCTGCAAACGTGTGAAAGCGGTCGAGTATGCGGCCCATGTACTTTTCTTTGGACATGAACTTTGGGAACTCGATGTTCTCGCCTGCAAACTGCCTCAGCATCCGGTAAAGCGTGCGCTTGGGTTTCATCTCAAACGACGCGATGCAAATCTTTTGCTTTTGCTTGATCAGGCCCAGCGCGACCTGCCCAGTGATCAGTGACTTGCCGCCACCGTTGGAGCCTGCGTACAGGGTGACCTCGCCGGGGCGGTATCGGAAACTGTGTTCGGTCTTCGGCCATGGCATGGTCTGGTTGACCTCGGCCACAGGGTTTGCCAATTCGTCGCGCAACTCTTGGAGCCAGCCGCCGACCTCTTTGACTTTGTGCGTGATGTCGGTCGCGTGCAGGTACTTGTCGACATCGACATCTTCAGGTTTCAAAACTCGAACGCGGCGGGCCTCATCAAGGGCTTTAGCGCGTTCTTGGACGCTAGACGTTTGCATAGTGCATTACCTCTTCAATTCGCTGTTGTGCCACTTTTAATCTTTCGTTGTCGTCGTCGCTCAAGGTCTTGCCGCGTCGCATATCGCTTGCGCAAATGCTGACCACCAAAGCCTCAAACGCGAGGATTCGCATCAGGTCGCTGGCATAGAACGCGGGCTTCATGCGTTGCTTGCCTTCGACCGGGTAGTCCCGTCGCTTGTCGTCAGGCGGGAACAGGTCGGTCATGTCCATGCCAAGCGCCTGCACGACCGTCAGGGTCTCGCATCCGGCAAAGCAATGGAGCAAGACTCGGCCGTCGTCTGCCTCACGGACTGCGAGGGATGGCCCTTTGTCGTTGTGCGCGGGACAGCAGGCAGTCCATGAGCCATTACGGCCCTTGACCTTCTGCAACCGCGACAGCAACAACTCGACTGGGGTCATATCACTCTCCGGCTCGGAGCCACGTCGGTGGTCAACTCATCCTCCCAGCGGCGCTGGTTGATGTACGTCATGGGGGCAGGCTCAAAGCCGCCAGTCCATTGCTCGGAGGTCTTCAGGTCGTTAACGTTGGCGATGATCACATCGGCCACCTCATCCAGCCCACCACGTTGCCATTTCACCAAAACTGCGGCCTTGCCGACCTTGCGTTTACTCGACGGCCATGCGGCCCAAAATTCTTCAAAGCGTGTTGCCGACAATGTATTTATATTCTTATTCTTTATCTTCTTAGGGTTTGTGTTCGGTTTCGATTCGGTTTCCGGTTCGGTTTTCTTCGGCCTGCCGCCTCGCTTCCCGAGGGATCGGTTTGTTGCGACTTGATGTTGATATTTTGCGATTTCAGCATCACAACGTGTGTTTTGATACCCCTCTTCAGTGATTTCAAAAAACTCCGACAAAACCGATTCGGTTATGTCTAAATCAAGCCTGATTTTGCGGGCCACAACAGCGGTGTCCAAAGGGATCGGAGCCTCGCTCATGTAGTACAAATCAAGCAGGCGACGGTACGCAAGGTCTTCAGCGTCTGACAGGTGTGTCGTGTGGGTGATGTAGTCACCGAGATGGAATTTGTACCAAATCACTTGATCTCTCCGAAGAGGTCGGGCCGTAGCGTCTTGCGCTTGACCTTCCCGTTGGTGAATTTCTCGATCATGAGAGCGAGGCCAGCACTGGGCACTTCGCGCCCGGTGACGAGAAGCGACATCCACGTCTTGCTCACGCCTAGTTGGCGGGCAAGCGCAATTTGTGCGCCCCTCGGTTTATTTTGAAAATACTCTTGAAGAGTCATGCATCCTCCGGTGGTTGGTTTAAGGTGATCATACACCACAAAAATCTTTTTGCAAGCGGGTTGTAAACAAAAATTAAACGTGGTACAGTCAGGCTGTGTTTAACCTGAAAGCGAATTATGAACGATGAAGCAGAACACAATCAAGCGATGCTTGAGCGAATGCAAATGCTCGAGGAAGCCCTTCACAGGGCCGAGACGGGCGTTGCTACCGAAGACGACTGGAGCGTCATCCGCTTTGAATGCGGTGTGTCCAGAAGTCAAACTTTGAAACCTGAAATTGAATGGAGTGAATGATGGCTTTGATAGCGAAAGAAAGCGGCGGTGGAACCTTTAC